AAGTGCGCGGCATTCGTTGCCCCAGCTCACTTGAAAGGCGCATTCAGCGACGGCTTGAAAGCTACCACTACCGGCTTGAACGCTGCTGTGGCAACTGCGAGCATGTCCGTGAACGAAGTCAAGGCTTCGATTATCGTGGCTACCCACAAGGGCTTGCTGAAAGAGTTCGTTAAGCGCGACCTCGGTGGCTCCCTGAAGGCTAACATCACCCTGATGAACCCGGACATCTTCGACCTCTTGCTGGATGAGAAGAAGTTGATGAACGTGGACTACCAAGGTGGCGCTGGCGAGAACGACTTCGCTGCTCGTCGTGTTGCGTGGCTGAACGGTACTCGTGTGATTGAAACCCCACGCTTCCCGACTGGCGCTAACGCAAGCCACATCTTGGGCGCTGACTTCAACGTCACTGCTGCCGAGGCCAAGGCTTGCTTCGTGATCTTCAACCCTGCGAAAGCTCTGGTTACTGTCGAGGCTAAGGCCATGACTGTGCGCCAGTGGGATGATCCGAAGGACTTCCAGTCCGTGCTGGACAGCTACACCATGTACACCGTTGGTCAATACCGCCCAGATGCGGTTGGCGTCGGCTTCACTGAGTAATCAGTAAACAAAAAGGGAGGATGGGCCATTACGGCTTGTCCTCCCTTTTTTTTTGGGTAAGAAAACATGAATCTATTGACAGCAGTCAATCTGATCTTACCGGCACTGGGTGAGCACCCTGTAACGCGGATCGACGTGAAGCATCCGACACTAGCAGTTATCCTGCCCGTGATCGACTCGAACTTGGACATGACCCTGATGCGCGGTTGGTGGTTCAACGAGTTCCCACACACCCTGTACCAAGACAGCGAGTTCGGTATCGTACTACCTGATGACACACTGGCCTTCATCCCAAACCAAGGGTATGAGGGTGCAGTGCGTAACGGTCGGCTGTTCAACAAGACCACTCTTGACTTTGTGTGGACTGAGGCAGTACCGGGCACCTTGCAGCTCAGGTTGCCTTTCGAGGAACTACCTGAGTCGGTAGCCACGTACGTGTTCTACACAGCGCTGGTGCAGATTTACCTCGTTGACATCGGCCTTGAGTCGGTTGTCGGGGAGTGGAAGCAGATTGCAAAGACGGCTGAGTTCCTAGCCACCAATGAACACTTGCGGAACATGCGGCATACGACCCGGAAGTCTGGGCGCTATGCTCGGCTCCGCTCAGCAATGAGGACGTAACATGAGTGGTTACGAGGGCGCGTACAGCACCATCCTGCAAGGCGTATCCCAGCAGTTGCCTAAGCTCCGGTTGTTGGGGCAGGTGACGGCACAAGACAACATGATCAGCGACATCGTGACTAACGTACGACGACGCCCCGGCCTGAGCTTTAACCACACGTTCAGCATGCCCGGTGAGGACTACCTCTCGGTGCGGGCGTGGGAGACGGACATCGCAGGGCAGCGGGTACACATCTTCATTGGTACACGGACTGGCAAGATCACTGTACTGAATGAGGCCCGGACGGCAGTGGTGTACACAGCCACGGTCCCTTACTTCGTTGCAGCTACCGCCCAGTCGATCAGGGGCACCACAGTCGGGGACGAGTTCTTCTTCTTGAACGTAGGCACCCAGCCTGCGCTTGGGGCACAGTCTGAGGCGGGACCAAATCCAACAATGCTGGGTTGGTTCTACATACGGGCCGGTTCATTCTCGAAGCAGTACATCGTTACCCTCACGAACAACTTCGGCAGTGTTGACCTCACGTACACTACACCGAATGGCACAGGTGCTGGGGATGCAGCAGCGTCTACCCCGGACCAGATCGCCGCGTCTCTACTAGCATCCAATACAGCGGGCATGACCTCGATAGGGGTGTCATGGGACCGTAAGGGTGCGTACGTGTACATGCGGGCTGGGGCCAGTGCAGTGAATATGTCGGTGGTATCCCCGTCGGGTTCCTCCTACATCCAACCCTCGAACGTCTCGAAGGTACGGACTGAGGCTGACCTACCGCAGATGCTGCTACCGGCAGCTAACGGCTACGTCATGGCGGTAGGAGAGCAGCGCACGTTCCGGTACTACAAATACAACGACTCCCGGAAGGAGTGGTTGGAGTGCGGTATCTACGGCAGCCCTGCTTCCTTGACTGGCATGCCGGTATCCCTGACATACTCAGGCGGTACATGGAAGATGCCAACCACAGCATGGGAAGGGCGCCTTGCGGGGGACGACGAGACTAACCCACCACCTGTATTCTGCGTAAGCCGTAAGCCGAGCGGCTTAGCTGCATTCCAGAACAGACTAGTGATCCTCGCAGGGTCCACGGTGTATATGTCGTCCAGCGTAGCGCCTAGGCGTTTCTTCCGCTCGACGGTTGTATCCCTCATCGACTCAGACACCATCGCGGTAGGCTCCAGCGCCAACAGTTCCGCTGAGTACCAGTACGCCGTCCCGTTCCAGAAGGACTTGCTGCTGTTCTCCCGGAAGTACCAAGCGCTTATCCCGTCGGCAGGGCAGGCAGTAACACCTCGCACAGCGACAGTGCTTTTGACATCTGCGTACTCCGTAGACACGCTGTCGGAGCCTGTGCCGGTGGGCCGCACCCTCCTGTTCTCCGCCCCACGATCCTCGGACTACTTCGGGTTTATGGAGATGGTGTCCAGTCAGTACACCGATGCACAGTACGTGGCGAACGACGCAACGGCGCACCTTCCGAAGTATATGGGCGGGCAGTGCCGCTTCGGTGTAGCTTCCTCGGTAGCCAGCATGGTTATGTTCGCACCTAGCCGTGATCCTACATCCCTAGTGGTGTACGAGTACAGTTGGGACGGCGACACGAAGGTACAGCAGGCTTGGCACACATGGAGGTTCAAGTACCCCATTGCCTCGGCCTACTTCTCGAACGAGGTGGTGAACATCATCTTCATCCAGAACGGTATGCTGGTGGGTTGCACTATGGACCCCCGGCAGGGTGTACTGAGCTTTGCGAGTACCCGCCGACCCTTCCTCGACTTCAACGGGGAACTGGATGTAGTCAATAATCAATGCACTGTGCCAGCGTGGCTACTGGCATTCGACCCAACTGCTATGGCTGGGTTGAAGCTGTCAGTAAGCACTGGTTCCTTGGCAGGTGAAGAGGTAGGTATTGCCTCGGTCGCCGGTAACGTGATCACCACGGTACGCTCGTTCCCATCTGGTAAGGTAAGCTTTGGCTTCCCGTACCGCTCCCTGATGTCGCCTACACCTCCAATCGCCCAAGACCATAACGGGATCAAGATTGAGTCGGCTAAGCTCACAGTGCTGCGATTCGGGATCTCCACGCAGAACTCCAGCGAGTACAAGGTAGCGGTAACGGATGCTACGTCGGAAGACATGGATGTACTCGACCAAGCCACACTGCGGTTCTGCTCAGCAGACCTCCAGCTAGGCAGTGCTCGGTATGCCCGTGCTGCCCGTGCGGTAGTTCCAGCCCGCACTGACGCAGATACCACAACACTCATGATGTACACGGAGGGCACAGGGGAATTGAACTTCACTGGCCTTGACTATACAGGACGGTTCAACACCCGTATCCGCAGGAGATAACCTATGGTTTGGCCGCTTATTGCGATGGCCGCCATGTCTATGATGTCGCAGAACAAGGCTGCCGCAGGTGCAGCCGGTCAGTCGGCAGAGAGAGCTTGGGACTCAGTAGCTCAGTCCAAAGCAGCAATGGAGGCAAACACCAAGAACTACCAAGCCCAATCCTTCCGGGTTGGCATGTTGAATGTACAGAAGGCACAGGAGGTACGAGCGCTTGAGCAGCGCAAGTTCGATGCCAGTGCAGGGGAGCAGGCAGCACTAGGTTCAGCAGCAGTCAATGCCGCTGCATCCGGGACTGTGGGCGCCTCTGTTGATGCAGTGCAGTCCGACATTCAGATGGCATTCGATAAGGTCCGCTCTCAGATCACAGATGAGAACGAGATGAATGCCTTGAACTTCAACACCTCCCTGTACGACCTCATTACTAACGGGCAGAACCAGACCATCAAGGTCGGGGAATTCCGGAACGCCCCGAAGGGGCCTAGTCAATGGGAGATGGCAGGGCA